AGGGATTGACCTGAAACAGTTCGCTGAACGGCTAGGCACCATCAGCGCCTTCGCCATGCTCCGTACTACTTCGATGGCAGTGCAGGGCGCTGAAGTAGCTGAACAGACCCCTCGCCAGTAAACGACAGACATAAAAAAGCCCCGTAGAGACCACACTCTACAGGGCTTAAGAGTAAACCAAATCAGTTTAAAACGCGATTTTAAACCATTTCAGTTTAACGTGTCGGCCCACTTCGGTGGGCTTCTTTTTACCCCAGAGGGGGTGCTTCTGTCCGCTATACTGCGGCTCAATCAATATCAATGTGGTACTGGTTCATCAGTGCAAAGAACTTCTCAAATACTCTATCCACTGCCTCATGCCCTGATACTTCTTGCCCTGCATCTATGTCTGTCTCTATCTGCCTTTCAATAGGCTTCCTTACGTTGTAAGCCATCTCCCAGAGCACTTGTGTCATGTAGCGTGCCTGTAGTACCTCTCCGAACTTCCTGTATTCTTCAGGTTCATCCAGATCAAACTCTAGCGTAGCCTTCATACCCCTCCTGAACCCTGTGTGCTTATTGTAACTGCTCTATGAATCTTGTCAAGAGATTACTTCAGATTAGAACCTGGGCACCGTACCTAGTTTGTAGAGCTTCCAATCAAGAGGAGTGCTACCGTAAGCGGCGTACAGCTCGGCCCCTGTATACGGCTCCAAGTTCAACCAGTTGACTACTGAAAAGCCTACCTCTTCCTTCAGCAATACTCTGTAACAAGGGGTGAGTCCCGTCTCTATTGGCACGAACACATCCCCAGTGTCTCCTGCCTTAACAAAGACCCTACCGTCTGGCAGCTTGGCACCTACCCAGATGTTAGCTTCCTTACCTGTCTCATGCTGCTCAGGCACCAGTCTGGCCTGACATAAGAACCTGTTAAGCAATTCCATCTTAATGCCCGGTGTCTCTGGTACGTTGTAACCATCGAAGTCCCGTATTACCCAAGCCTCAAAGAACATCTCGTCTACGATCCAGTAGGGCAGACCACAGAAGCCCCCATCACCCCACTCCTTGCCCCAGCTGTTCTGCACCAGGAACTTACCTGCGCTGTCGTCATACCCTACGATAACCATGTAGTGCCCACCAGCGGTGCTGAACGTGCTGTTGAGTCCTTTGTAGTCGTGTAGCCGCCATGCTCCCTTGAGTCCAAACAGTGACGTAGTCACCATCAGCGCAAACATCACTGGCATCCCCTCATCCAGTGCCGCCTTGACTCGCATGATCCTGTCGTGTCTATCCAGCCCTTGATGCAGCCAGTTGACGTAGACGGCCTCATACCGCTTCACCTTGGCCTCTGCTGCTGCCTTGAACATTTCATCACTGGGTATTACGTCCTTAAAAGCCTCGGTGTAGTCGAAATCCACCTCAGAAGGGATACCGTAGCGGTACGCAGCCTTTAAGGCATCCCTTGGTATCATCCCTTCTGGCGAGTCTTTGGTGAAGCCACTAATGGCCCTTCCTACGTTATACACAAACATCCTAGACAAGTCTATGCTCTGCCCGTGCTTGTTTGCCAACCACTCACAGGCGCTCCCTACCCCATTAGCTACACACGTACCGTAGGAGCCTTGATCTTCTACTTCCTCCACGTTAGGCATCAAGTCTACACTGGCGGGGAAGCCGCTGGTGCGCTTAGGTACAAACGGTATATCGCGTTGATCTGGCTGGGACGGTAGCGTGCTTACTGTATAATTTATTGTCATTGAGCCTCCTCAATCAGTTTGTTGAGATACCACTGCGCCTTCTGCAAGTCCTGCTTGGGCTTGCCCTTGTAGTTGTAGCGCCACAGGTACTTCAAAGTGTTGCCCTTCAAGTAGCCCTTGAACTCCTCTGCTGACATCGAGGCCTTGATGGCTTCAATGCACTCCACCTTACCGGTGTTGTAGTGCTCTGGTCGGTTCACTTCGTCATTCTTAGGCGCTTCGTCTACAAAGCGAGGGACGCGCCTGTCGCGTAGAGTCTCAGCGTACCTAGAGACATCCAGCCGCTCCCGCATTAACTCATCCCACTCTTTAGCTGTTCCTGACATCACAGACCTCCGTATTTACGTTTAAGGTAAGACATAGAGATAGGCATTTCGTCAAAGGCACCGTTGCGTACATCGTTCAACATCCACACTCCCCGCCAGCTCTCATTGCCTTGATTGCCCAAGTAGTCTTCACTGTGCTGGTAGAAGATGCCTGCAAAGATGCCTGTCATACTCGTACCGTCTGCACGCTTGCCGTAGGCTATATCCCTGTCCTGCACATGCCCCATGATACAGCTCATGTGCTTCTTGGTCAGTAGCGCCCTAGCACTCGTTACTGGCCTTCCCATAGCCCCTGAAGCAAAGTAGTGGCTAAAGGCTACCCCCTCTATGGTGACTACATCAAGGAATGGGTACACCTCAAAGCCCCACTGCTCTAGCCCTAAGTCTTCGTAGCCTAGCATCCCTTCCAGTTTTGAATCGTCCTCTACTGCGCGGTGTATCCTGCCTTCGTGATTCCCTAGCGTGAACACTAGGCGAGGCTTCCACTGCTTCTCCTTATTGCGCCTGAGGCGCTCCTGCTCCTCCAACACGGGTGCCATGAACAATGCCATAGCCTCACGCCCTGCTGCAATGTCGTTGATGTATCTACGCCCTTCAAACGACTTCTTACCCTTGTCGTAACTACTCAGGCTTGGCATGTCCCAGTGGTCGCCTATGAATACTATTGCGTCAGGCTTCCTGTCTACTGCGTATCTCCCTGCCCACAACAAGTGGTCTATCGGTACTCCTGGTTTTACCTGGGTGTCAGGTATCACAAGAATGCGCATAGCGGCTCCTTAGTAGTAGTCCTTAGGTGCAAACAGGTTTACAACCAGCCCTGCCAGCATGCAGGGAAGCCATGCTACTGCTACCATTGCGTGTAGCAATGGGTTTACTTCAGGTTCTTCTTCTACCCAATTCAGAAACAACAACACACCAATCCCTACATAAGTCAACAAACAGAACAGTGGAAACGACATATCATCCTCTCAAGCGTTTAGGTAACGTGTGCGGGGTGTAGTGCTCAAAGCCATTCTTATCTGCCCACTGCCCCATTGTGAGCCTAGTGCCGTCTGTCCTGCGGGGTGATCCCGGCATAGGCGTTCCTGCGTCCATAAAGACAAACACCAGACGCTCTGACTCGTTCAAACCCTTCCGTACATCTACATACTTTCTTGCTTCGCCTCTGTCCCTGAAGCGGCCCTTAGCCTCAAAGTAGTAATCTACTTCTGCTATCTTCCTGTGGAAGTCAGGGTAGTACGTCTTCTGCTGCACATACGCCACGCCGCTAGGGTGAAACTCTGCGCTCTTCAGCGGCCCTGTAGCAAGGTCGTATTCAAACCAACTATCATACCCTTTAGGTGGCTTAGTCTTCTTACGCTTTGCTGTCATACAGGCTCCACTGGCGGTTGCCACAGTTGATTAGGGATACGCCTAAGCCACAGTAGCCTAGCGTTCTCCAGCGCCCTCTCAGGGCTTCCTAGCAGCTCTACGCACTTGGCGTACATCTTGGCTTCTGTGTCCAATTCTGCCAGTGCCTTCAGCGCCTTCTTGGGGCCAATGCCGTACACCCCTTCGATGTTATCTATCCTGTCTCCTACCAGTATCTGACAATAGAAGTTCAGGATGGCTTCCTTTTGCGTCACGTAGTAGCGTATGCGCTTGACGAAGTTATAGTGCCATCCTGGAACCTGATCAAAGTCCTTGTCGATTGAGCAGATGATAGCGGTATTGCCTCTAGCCGTAGCTTCGATGGCTATTCTATCGTCTGCTTCCTCGCCTTTGGACAGATCGGACGGGTGAGAAGAGAGCAAATGAGCGCGAATGTCGTCAAGATGCTCAGGCTTCTCAGCCGTCCTATTGCCTTTGTACTCCTTAGTGACAGCTATATCCTTCCTGTAGTTCTCTTTACCACTGATGAACACGGTGTAGTCTTTGATCTCAGGGTCTACTTCACTTACCATATTGGTAATGTACCCGTCAGCTATTCTTTTCATGTCATCCAGTGATTCAGCTTCCTTGCTGAACACCGTCCTGTAGCAGATTATGTCGCCGTCAATGAGGAGCATAACTTAGAGTGGAGCGTTGTCAGCCATGTGATTAGGCACAAACTCAATCAAGTCTGTGATTACCAGCTCCAACAGCGTTGGTGAGCGGTCTGGAGCACCTACTGGCTTGCGTTTGGGGATGTAGTAGCTGACGATTACGTTAGCCTTAGTGCCGTTGCCTACCACTGCCTTGAGTGGTTGCTTGCGGGTGTCGAGAGGGACGATAGGGTACAGTGACTTGCATACAAAGAAGGCACCCTTCTCTGGCTTGTCAGCACGGGTCTTTGCTTGCAGACCGAGTGCTGTGAGCTTCTCTACGTTCTCTGGGGACAGGTTGGTAATGTCAACTTGGTACTTATCTGACATGGTGTTCTTAGTATCGAGAGCGGCCCACATCAGGGTTACATCGGTCAACTGCACTTTTGGATTAGCCATTTTAGTTTCTCTTTTGTAGTTACTATTTAGTTTGTACTGCTGTGCTACTTTACTTCTCTGACTGCTCTGTGTCAATACCCTGCTTTTATTATAAGAACTTTCATGTCTAGCGTTAGGCGGTCAGCTTCTTTGACTAGGCAATCCAATCTAAACTCAGGAGTTATTACTGCTTCAAGTGCTGCTACTTCATCCCCTTCACCGTAATCGCCACTGTATAGCCACTCAACATCGTGTAGGGCCTTTGCTACTTTGTGCAAATGCTCGGCAAAGGCTCGCTGTAAGGCCGTCCTCGCCCTCCCCCGTACTTCCTCCGCAGCATCTTCTACGCGTGTGTACAAGTAACCCAAACTACCGCCCGACATATCGCCTCCTAGTGGGTCTGTGCCCAATTTAGTCCTGCTTTGTACTCGCCTGCCAGAGGACACCTCATACTGAAGTGTTCCCCTGCCTTACGTATAGCGTCTGCTCCCATCTGCCCTACAGTCTCTGCCTGCTCTGGTGTTGCTTCAATCTGCCACTCGTCGTGTATGTTCAACACAAAGGCAGGATCAATACCAGCAGCCCGTAGATCGTTGTAGAGAATCACTAGCGCCTTCTTCATCACAATGGCCCCTGCTCCCTGCAATAGTGTGTTCAATGCAGCGTGTGCGCTGCGTACCCACAACCTCCTACCGTCTAAGCCAGGAAGATAACCCCTTGCTGCCAGTGTGTCTACCTTTGACTTCAAAGCCCGTAGAGCTGGAGTAGCGGCCATGAAGCTGTCTATCATCTTCTGCCCTTCTTTGTATCCGCCGCCTGCTATACTGCCGATCTTACCCGGCCCTGCTCCGTACAGGAAGGCGTAGATAAACGTCTTCGCATCGTCCCTGCTCGACAGCCCCGCTGCCTTCTGGTTCATCGTGTGTACATCAGTGCCTTCTTTACTACTGCCAGACACTACAGCGTTAACGTAGTCCATATCCCGCATGTAATGTGCCAGCATCCTAAGCTCCAAGCCGCTAGCGTCTATCCCTACCAACACCTTACCCGGTGTGGCTGCAAACAACCCCCTGCACTCCTTCCCTAGAGAAGTCCCCACCTTAGGCACCTGTGCCAAATTAGGGCTTAAGTGTGTCATGCGCCCCGTAGCGGCTCCGTTGGTGATGACCCTACCGTGTATCCTACCGTCTTCGGCTACTGCCCCGTTCCAGCTAGCTACAAGCCCTTGCCGCTTCTGTATCGTAAGGTACTCGTTCAGCAGCTTGGCCTCTGGCGTGTCCAGCCCCGCCAGTGTGTCCTCATCAATCTTGTAGCGCCCTGTATCTGTCCTGCCAGTGAGGCTGTGTCCTAGTCCCCACTCAAACATCTTCTCTACTATCTGTATTCTGCTGCCTATGTTGAAGTGCTCCAGCCTTGGCTTCAGAGGCTTCTTCGTAGCTATGCTGTACTGCTGTACTTCTCTTGGTGGGCATAGCCGTGCGAAGTGTGCCTCCAGCTCTGCCATCCGGTACTCAACTGCTTCTAATAGCGCCTTCCCTGCTTCTTTCCGGTAGTAAACTCCCCTTGCTACCTGCTTCTCTATAATGAAGGCTACCTCATGCTCCAGCATTACTGCTTCAGCTGAAGTCTCATACTCCTTTATCTCTTGCAATAGTGCCTTATGTGTTGCTCTGGTAACTTCTATGTCCTGCTTGCAGTACGTTGCCTTTGCTTCATCTAGTGGGCTGTCGTGATCGGTGTAGTCTCCTTTGGGAAGCCCCAGACGGCCTCCCCAGGCATCAAGGCTATGTCCTTCGACCCTGTCAGGGTAGTTCACACGGGAGACCAGTAGCGTATCGTACATCTTGCTGAAGGGGATCACTACGCCCCAGACCCGCTTCAGTACAGGGGCGTCGAAGCTAACTATGTTGTGTCCGATAACAGTGGTGCTGTTAGCGATCAACTGCTTCAACTCGGTTATGTCAGTGATTATGTAGGGGGCTTCCCCGTCCTTGGCGACCCCTGCACACCAGACAGTGTCATGGGCATAGTTGGTTTCGATGTCCAGATAGAGATTCATTCATCCTCGCCCCCGTAGTAGATATCGCCCAGTTCTTCAAACTTGCGTAGATCAGCTCTTTCGGTTACTTCAAAAGAGCCACGCACACTCTCGTAGCACGTATCACACAAGTCAAGGAACTCCTTCGACTCGGCATAGCGCCTGGTGGCTTCAAAGTCACTCAGCGCCCTCTGACAAGCTAAACATCTCATAACTTACCCCACTGATTCGCCATAGCTTCTGCAATACCCTTGTACGTCCTGCTACGTTCTTTCCACCTATCGGGAGAAGGAGACATCATGTGTACCTTCGCCTCTCTGCCCTCTACTATGTCGGTAGGCGTTAGCTTTGGCAAGCCCTTCAGCCATAGACAAGTCGCCTTTGTTTCGCCATGCCCAAATTGCCACGGTTGTATGATCTGATCTGGCTTGCGTATCTTACTGCTGATGATGCTTACAGGGTTCTCCAGTGCTATCTTCGGGATGTCGGCCGTGAGCAGTGCCCTTACGAAGTCCAGTGCCTCAGCTTGTTCTACTCCCTTCTCCTTGAACCACCTAGCGCCACTGACTGCCAAGTGCGTACAGGGAGGGTGCGCTATCATCAAGTCCCACCCATCCCCGATGATATCCCTAACATCTCCTTGATAGTGCAACCCCTCTGCCTCTGATGGTAGTAGGTCGCAGCTCATGGCGCAGTGTCCTAGGCGTGTAAAGGCGTCCCTCACTGTACCGCTGAACTCACAAGCAATAAGTATACGCATGTCTACTCCTTTGCTGTTGTGCTATCAGTGCTATCATTTAAGCTCTCCAGTGTCTCCGCCTGTGGCGTCTGTTTGTCTTTTCGGTGCTTCCTGGCGTTAGCACACCACGGACAACTCCCGTGGCTTCTGCAACTCTTGTCAAAGCGTTTAGAGCCAGTATACCCCCTTCGCTTTGTTCTGGCCACTATTGCGTCACCTCCCCGGCTTCAACCTGCCCCGGCATAGACCAGAACGAATTGGAACCAGACTGCCGCACCACCATGCCAGCAGCAGCAGGATCAATGCACGCACGATCAACGCCATGTATGCCCCTGCGGTGACGGTCAAAGTTTGCCACTGTGCTGAAGAACTCCTTACAGCTTGGACACTGGCAACGCTTGCCGGTCAATGCCGCTTTCGTCTTGTTCACAGAATCCCCCCGCCCTTCGTAAGTACACAAACAACACAGCCGATTATCGACACCAGCGCCACACAGCAGAACAGCAGCACGCGAAGTGAAGCAGCAGCGTAGCCCAAAGACTCAAGATTCCAGACAATAAACAAGGCCAGGGAAAAGCACAGACCGCACAAGGCAGCCAACAATGCAGGGTAGTTAATCATCATCCCCCTCCGCCATAAGCGCACCCGCTGTAGTGTTTCTGAAAAGAAAATGATTGATGATACGCACTGCTGAAGCCCTTGCTATGCCCTTGATCGGATTGAAGTCCGCCATGAGAAAATCAACAACCTCAACAGCTCTGTCTTCGTCACCGGTCAGAAGCCACTCATGCATCAGCTCTGTCTTCTCTCCTGGGGTACACAGGCTCACCAGCTGCGCGTAGAACTGCTCTTCTCCGCCGATGGTAAACCCGTAGGTGCCGTCCTCTGTCTCCCTGAGTATGCCATCGTCCGCGCCATACACGATGGCTCGCTTGATCTTCGTGTCCAACGTACTGGACGGTGTTGTTGCTGGCGGTGCCGGGGCCACACCGAATGCCTTCTCCAAGTCTTGGAAGGCTTCTTGATGCGCCCTCAAGCTAGTGAGGATGTCCTGCAAACTCAATTCTTGTGCTGTAGTCATAATATGCCTCATAGTTGATTTTCCAGCTCTGTCATCCGCCCTGTCTGGCGGTTGAATTGCAATAGCGTAGCCACCCCACTACTGCCTGTCAAGCGGTCTTTCAGGACTCGCAGCGTCAAAAGGTCACGCTTGCTTGGTTCCTCGTCTTGCGTGTTGCGCTCTACAGCCACGACTGCATCTGACAGCTGCGCAATGCTGCCACTGCCGCGTAGTAGGCTCAGTGTCACCTTGGCACCTTCTTCCAGTGGCTTACCATCTGGGCGGGTAAGGTGGCTTACAACGTGCAGGCTGCACCCTGTCTGCTGCACAACCTCTGTGCGCAGGCGAGTCATCAACTCGTCAATGCTCTGGCGTTCGTTACTTGTCGCGTTGCCGCTCACGATGATGCTAATGTGATCCAGGATCAACAACCTGCATCCCATAGCCTTCGCCATGTAACGCAGGCGGCTGATCACGCTATCGATCTGGCTGCTGCCCCAATGATCCCACAGCTGCACTCTATGTCCGAGGCCCAGGGAGTCAAACGCAAGGTCAACCTCATCCGGCGTGTACTCTACGCCATCAATGTGCATTCTCTTGCCCATGTGAAGCCCTGCCAAGCCTCTGAGAGTGCGTTCTGGGGTCTCTTCAAGGAAGGCAAGGCCCATGTTCCACTCAGTCTGCTGAAGGGCGTGTATGACGATCTCGCGCAGCACAGACGACTTACCTACGCCAGACCCTGCGCACCATGTCACCAAAGTGCTGTCATACACGCCCCGCAGCATGTTGTTGAGACCTTTCCACGGATAGAGAAGGTCAGGTGCCGCTATAGGCTTCTTAAGCGCCTCGCGTAGACTTTCAGCAGCTACGATGCCGTCTGGCACATAACGCTCGGCCTTCCAGAAGGCGTTCATAAACTCACCTGTCTTGCCCTTCTGGTAATACTCGCAAGCGTCTTTGATGCCCTGCGGGTGTCTCATCACACGCGACTTCCCGCCGAACAACTGCGCTACCTCTTTAGCTGCTGCCTGTCCTGCTTCATCATTGTCAAAGTTGATGACGATGTTCTCAAAGCTGTCGAGCCACTGGTAGGCTGCTTTACAGTCCGCCAGCGCACCTCTGGCTCCGTTCTTGATGCTCACCACCGGGTATTTGCTGCCCATCAGCTGGTAAGAGGCCATGGCGTCTTCTTCCCCTTCGCAAACGGTGACGTACTTGCCACTACCGGCAGGGAATAACTGCTGGCCGAATAGCAGCGCCAGCTTCTGGTCACCTACCCAAGGGAAAGTCTTGCCCTCATGGATGCGCGTCTTGATCGCGTTTGGTACTGTTGGGTTGTCTACGCCAAAATAACCGTACAACGTCTTGTCTGGCATGTGCTGAGTACTGAACAGCCGTGCTGTTGCGCCTGTGATCCCTCTTGCTGGACATCCTGGGAACTCGCCTGTGCTTAACTGGTGCAACACAGCTCCCCACGATGGCTTGGGCAGTGGCTTTGGCTCATAGCCTATGCTGTCACCACTTCCAGCTACTGCACCGTTCAGGAAGCCCTTGTTGCAGCTAAAGCAGTGAACCTTGCCGTTCTCATCAGTACTCGCGGCATCACTGCTGCCGCATTTGTCTTGGTCTGGGCAGGCATGGTGTGTCTTGATCCACTTACTCATTGATAAACCCCTGGCGTAGTGTGAGAGCATCTAGTGCCTGTTCATGCGCGTACAGCTCTGCTGCCATCTCTTCAATATCATCAGGCCACAGATCATACTCTACTGCTGCCTGTTCGGATGTGCTTGTTCCGTGCATCACCTCTTTGGCTGCACGGTAGAGCGCCTGATCCACCTCGCTCCAACGCGATAATACTCTTTCCAGTCTGCATGTGTACTGGTCGCCTTCTCTGAAATACGTTCTCATATCACCTCCACTGGTGTTGAACACATAATACCACATGATTTACTGCTTGACAGCCTTTGGATCACCGCTAAAATGCATTACACAAGCGTAAACACATGTTCTATTGATTATAACAATAAATGATAACGCTAGCGACATAGCGAACTGCCCTTTGTGCGCTTATTCTTATCTGCAATACGCCATAACCGCGCACTGCCATCCTCATCCGTGCCTACTCTGAATGCCCACGGCATGTGCCGCTCTCGCCACCTGTACGCTGCCTGTGTAATACGGTATTCCTCACCCGGCGGCATCACAAAGGATTGACCTATACCCATGCTACTAAATGGGTATTTCTCAGGTGTCTTATAGCCGCCCGGCGGCGGTTGATCTGTCAGAATCTCATACGCCATTGTATCCACCTTCCGATATGTTCCTCTGCCATTTGTGCACCTTGACGGCAGACCTGCCACCAGTAGAGGCATCGTACTTGTCGGCATACAGCATCAGGTCGCCCCCAGCGCCGCCATCACTTACTGTGTACAGCCTGTATGTGAACGCCATAGGCGGCAGCACCTCAATAATGCCCCCCTTTGCCAGGTAAGCCCTTTTGTGTCTCTCTACTGCCGCCTGTTCGGCTTCTTTGGTGTGGTTCGGACGTAATGACATAACGATCTCCTATGCGCTGAACACAATGACTGTGAGAATGAAACCAATAAGACCCATACAAATAGCAAACGCTACGAACTCACCGATGATCCCTAATAACCCTTTCATACTACCTCCTCCGGTTGTTTTACTGCAATAAAGCATTTAGGCGCCTCCACGAACACTGCTATTGGCGCACCGCCATGCCCCCACCACTTATTTGCAGCTTCCTGTACTGCTGGCGTGAGAGACCTACTGCAAGTGTCCCCATGCTGGCAGTTTGCATAGAAAGGGCACCATGTTCTGTCTTCAAAGCACATCATATAGAATCCTCATGTTCCTGCGGGTTATGTGTTTTTAGGTGTCAAAAAGTGGTCAATCCTTACGGGCGTGCTGGCGGACACTCATCGATCGCCACTCCCATAGGCCATCCGGCAGGCTTCCTCATGTGTGTTTCCAGCCTGCATTGACTGCCAGTACACACAATCCTGCTCTGATTCCCGCGCCATGCTCAGGTATATCTTGTCCTGAGTGTCGGTGTAGTTCTCTCCACACAGGACAATGAACCGCCTGCACAGGTCTAGTTTGCGCTGCGCATACCCAATGTTGTCATAAGTACTCATTCCTGGTCCCCTGAGTTAGTAGTTCGCCACAATAAACGGCTTGTTGGTGTCGTCATAGTCGCCGTCTATCAAGATAAGCAACGTCAAGTCGGACACGTCCTGCATGGTCTCGCACTCTTCGCCTTGTTCTTGGTTGAATTCCGCCAGCGATTCATAGCGCGCGAAGTCGCAACATAGCGCCACAATGTCTAGTTCTTGTTCCTCCCCTGTATCGCGCTCATACTCTTCAATGTAATCAAACAAGGCGCGCCAGCCATCACTACCGAATTGCTCCAAACTGTCATGGCGTACAACGGTATCACGGAAAGTGTACCAGTTTACTGTAGTTTTCATATGTAATTCCTCATGCGCAATCAGCGCAGTATTTGTGGGAATAAGGGATCATTTCATTGCACCCATTGCACTCATGCATGGTGTTAGGGCATCCACGTTCATGGGTAGGCGTGCCATTGATTACTAACGATTCACATTGGGAGCATGAGACAGCGAACATTTTCGGTCTACCAAATACGAGTGAAGTGTTGTCAAATCCTAATGAATGCAGACTCTCAATAGTGTGTTGCATTTTCCTGACTCCTCTTTGTTTTGTTTGTGGTTTAGCAATCAAAAGCGGCGCGGCATGATTACGAATTCGCCCTTGTCGCAATATCCCCGCGCTGCTGAATTAGGATCAACGGGACTATACAACATTGCATTGCCACCGGCGATACACTCGGCCATTAAAGCAGCATCAAAAATCGCCTGCTGGTAGGTAACAGGCAGATCATCAGTAACAGTATTCCTTGTCAGAGTATCAACACGGACAAGGAATACTTTTGAATCCTCATGCTTTTCACGGGGCAAGGTATCAAGCCTAATTGCGGCCGCCCCTTGTCTGCTAATTTCAGGGATCACGCGGTTAATATCGGGAAACCGGATACCATCCATTCCTGCTACCGGTGCGCCTGTTTTCGGGCAGTAGTAGCCCGCAGGTAAGTCAGAGGGAAACCATGCAAGAATATGCCCGTTAGTCGCGACAATCCTAGCGCCATCGCTGTAAAGGTAACGAAGATATTCCCGGGTATCCTTTTTAGCAACAAAGCCGGCAAGCCAGGACATAGCTGTTTTGGCCGATTTTGGTGGCGCGAAGTAAAGTAACAACGCTTGGATTTGATAATCAGACAATATCTGACCCGCTGCTAAAGTCTGTACCATAGCGTAGGCTTCTGCTTTTGTTGCTGGTTTAATGCCTGCATTGATAGTAATCATGGTATTCCTCATGTTAGTTGGTTGTTGTTTAGTAACCAAGTGTGTACAGCGTGTGGCCGAGTTTGGTGTATGGGTTGTTACGTGCGGATTCGATAGCAATGATTGCATCTACTTTGAAAGTGTGTGCACCAACCTGGTCGGGTGTAGCAGTCCCGGTGCCTTTGCAAGCTCCGCACTCAGCGCCGCCGTACAGTGCAGCAAGTAGTGTGATGCCAGCGCCATTGCAGTTTGTGCAGGTCATGTTGTCTCTCCGGTTGTTTATTGTTTGTTGTTAAGGTTGTTGTGTTTGTTAGTTATATAACGCTTTCACTTCGCTTACAAGGTTACGCTTGCTCTGTTATCAGTTCCCACGCGTTATCAGCGGTAGCACGTTGCCCTAAGTAGCTACTCCCTAAACCCAACCAATGTACTTCACGGTCTGCCAGTGCGTAGTTGTAGAAAGGTTTACCGTTCACTATACCGGCGGACACAAAGAAACAAGCGCGCGGATTGTTAGCGCATAGGAACACTCGCAACTCCCCAGCCAAGTCGTACAACAACACGCCGCGCTTCCGTAGCTTATACGTGCCGTTGGCAGTGCCCCCAGCCTGAAATAGACTGCCTGCCACTTCTTTGATGTTTTTAGCGTACTGCTTACCGTTGATAGTTACCACAATGTAATGCTCCCGTTGATTGTGTTTATTGTTAGGCTTGTTGTTGGATGGTAATACTACCTGCAGAGTAAGTCACCAATAAAGCAGCGCCAGCTATGAAGCTTGCAGCCACTTTGCCGTTATGCAAGTCAATAATAGGTCTCACGCTCCCCCCACGTTTGCAGGACGATACCTTGCCTTTACCGGCAGTGTCTAGTGTAAGCACAATCACACCATTGCCATATAAGGGAGCGTAGCAGGCGCCAGCAACAAAACCGGCCGCTTCCAGCTTGCTCTTATTTTCCAGCCATATGCGCATAGCACGCGCTGTCTGCTTTGCTGTCGTGGTAGTCGTGGCGGATGCCGGCAGTGTGTCGATACCGTAGTCGCGCCCGCCGTAGGTATTCCAGTCAAAGTTACTGTCTGTTGTTTGCATGGCGCTTTGCTCCTCTTGTGTGTGTTGATTGTTTGTTTGCCTGCACACAATACAATGCAGACTCCATGCCAACTTTACCAATATCAACAACGTCAATACAATCAATGAGTTATAGGTTAGCGGGCACTAACACAGATACCCGCTATTGTGTTACTTTGTTACTGTCGGTATCACTTGAGGTAACACATTAGGTAACAGGTAACACGTGCTCGAGTGCTACTATATAGGACTTATGTGTACCCGCTTCGCCCTTCACCCTTGTGCTACCTAGTCTACAATTATGACTCACCAGTCAGTTTTCCTGGGCTGTTAGAACACATGTTATAACATAGGTGGGCCTCGATTGATGCCACCGGGGGCGGGACGCTAGTGTGGAATTGTAGCAGTACCACCCCAGACACAAAATAGAGCAAAAGTGAGATCAAGGGAGTTGGTCAAATTAACCAATATGTGGCGCATTATACCTCTATTGGGTATGAGCCTACCTAGACTGGGTATGTGTCTGTAAGTGATTGATTACATTAGAGAACTCTATCGGCGGCTGCGGTGCCGAGCAGACGCGCTACCCCCGCACCGTACGGCTCAGGTAAGGGTCAGTGCTGTATCGCCCTGTGGGTGATGTTGGTAGGGGTCATTGGGTATATGGGGACGATAAGACAATGCGCAGTGCTAGCGTCCCACTAGCGTGTCATAGGCGACACGTTACAGGCACTAAAGTGGCCTTAGAGGGCAGATATGGCAGGTAAGTATATTATAATAGTTATCCACATAAGTATTGACTTTTGTCTCAGAATGTGATATAATCAGAACTGTATTGAAGGTTTGGAGAGTATACATACTAAGGCGGCTCAGTAGGGTAACCAACCACTGTAACTACCTTAGACTGACACAAAGTAGCGACATGTCGATTAGTCACTTGAAGTAATAATCAATAATAGTTAACACTAACTGACAACAAGACGCTAAAGGGCTACGGTAGTCAATTAAATTGCCACCGTAGTACATGACGAGACAATAAGTAATGGTGTCCACTACTAGTAATAACCCTTCTGGTCAAGATGCCTTGGTGTCCCCTTTAAGGGATGCGGTGTCAGCCGAAGAGGCTTCGGAAACGTCGCAGAACGACACTGCGAAGTCACCGAAGATAGGGAGACCTCCCAAAAAGGATATTGTGTCCAAGACCAAGGGGCATATGGCTAAACGTGGTAGACCTCCTGGCGAAGCGTCCGCAATGGCGGCATTCAAAGCGAGGCTTATCAACTCCCCTAAATCCCGTAAGGTGATAGATAGCATTATCAATGCGGCACTTGATGATAACCACAAGAATCAATCAGCGGCATGGAAGATACTGGCAGATAGGATACTACCACTAAGTCAGTTTGAGAAAGGGGTTAGCAATAAGAGTGCTATAACAATCAACATCAGCGGTCTGGGCGAAGCGAACATAACTGCCTCAGACGATGAGGAAGATCAGTCAGTAATTGACGGAGAGTATTCTGATGTTGAAATCGAAGACTACGAGCAAGAGTAAGGCAAAGCCTAAAGCTATTGCAAGGATGAAATGGTGTTCCCGTGTTTTGGTTACTTCTCCTCTATATCTTGGTCTGTGTACTTCTGAGCTTTCCTACCGACGAGAACTAAAGCGGCTAGGTGTAGATAATCCCAGTGAGTGGTTAGAGGAGTCAGACGTAGGCAGGGTTCACCAGTTTGAAGAAGAAGGCGGTGCTATCGCTATGATAATCTGTATCAGGCCTTCTGACTGCCAGCGCACGGTACAAGCGACCGTAGTACATGAAGCAGTTCACGTTTGGCAGTTCGTCAAGGAATACATAGGCGAGAAAGAGCCTAGCAAAGAGTTTGAAGCCTATAGCGTAGAGAACATCTACACAACTTTAATGGACGCATACAATGAGCAGCACCCCGGCAGCGCCTCCAAAGCGCGGCGTAACACCAAAAGAAAATAGTATCAAGGTGCTGAAACATCTCCTGAAGGAGACTGAACTCCCTAAGTCCCTGCTAGTAGCCATGATGGCGAACATAGCGGTAGAGACTGGGTATATGTTTGATTACACAATAAAGCAGAAAGGCAAGCGCACTGATCCTGCCTTTGGCTTGTTCCAGTTTGACCCCAGAGGCGGTTTAGCCTCGCTTTACCGAGATTATCTCGAATACCGTAAGTGTGACGATTCTGCCGAAGCGCAAATAGATATGCTGGTGGACATCATGCTAAAGGTATGGAAGCCTGGGGTCTCCCATGTTGGGGGTGGTAACGTCAACAAAGTGTTGGAAGCGGCTCAAGAAGGCCATGCTCCGGCAACGGAGGCGTTCTGCTCCCACATCCTTAGACCCGGTAAGCCCCACCTTGACAGGCGCATAGCCGCCATCACGATGGTAGAGAGCTTACTGGCAGAAGTAGTAGCAGTTTAATGTCGCATTTGAACATACGGCTACTGAAGTGGCAGCAAGAGGTATGGAAGGATACTGCTCGCTTCCAAGTCATAGCGGCAGGGCGTCGTACTGGTAAGTCCCGCATAGCTGCGTGGAAGCTGCTGGTTAAGGCACTACAGGCCACCGAAGGGACTATCTTCTACGTTGCGCCTACGCAGGGCCAAGCCCGTGACATTATGTGGAAGCTGCTCTTGGAGCTAGGCCACAACGTCATCAAGAACGTACACGTTAACAACCTCGAAATAACCCTCATCAACGGCAGACAGATACGCCTGAAGGGTGCCGATAGGCCAGAGACAATGCGTGGTGTGTCTCTCTACTTCGTCGTTCTGGACGAGTACGCAGACATTCGCCCCGATGTGTGGGAACAGATTCTGCGCCCGGCACTTGCCGACTTGAAGGGTGAGGCTATGTTCATAGGAACTCCTATGGGCCGTAACCACTTCTACGACCTGTTCAAAGAGGCCAGTAGCGGTAACGATCCTGACTACAAGGCGTGGCACTACACCTCCTACGACAACGAGACTCTTGACCATAAAGAGATAGAGGCTGCTAAACGCTCTATGTCTTCCTACGCCTTCCGTCAGGAGTTCCTTGCCTCCTTTGAAGCCAGAGGCTCTGAGATATTCAAGGAGGAGTGGGTTAAGCTAGGGGATGATGCAGAGAAGGTGGAGGGCGATTACTACATTGCTATAGACCTTGCTGGCTTCGCAGAGGTAGGCGCTAAACGCTCCAAGAACACCAAGCTCGACCAGAGCGCCATTGCAGTAGTCAAAGTGTCCGCAGCAGGTGATTGGTACATTGAGACCATCATCCGGGGGCGTTGGGACTTAGGCACGACTGCCAACAAGATATTCCAGGCAATCAGGGATTACCAGCCAGTGGCAGTAGGCATAGAGAAGGGGATTAGCCGACAGGCTGTAATGTCCCCCCTGAGCGACCTGATGCGGATGCATAACAAATACTTTAACGTCTTGGAGCTTACACACGGCAACAAGAAGAAAACTGATCGTATTGTGTGGGCACTACAAGGGCGTTTTGAGCATGGCAGGATTACAGTGGGTGATGGGGAATGGCGGGAAGAGTTTCTTGATCAGCTGTATCAGTTTCCTTCTGAGCTTGTGCATGACGACCTTGTGGACGCCGTAGCATATATCGACCAGCTAGTTAAGATACCTTACGGCCTCGCTGACTTTGAAGCGACTGACTTTGAACCCCTAGACCTCCTAAGCGGATACTAGACAATGACTGAAGATTTTGAAACTGAAGATTTCTCGATAGAGCAGACCCTCTCTGGTTGGGTAATGGGGAAGGTAGAGGCTTGGAAGGAGCACTATGACTCCGAGTATCGCCAGAAGCACGAAGAGTATTACCGTATCTGGCGCGGTCACTGGGCTGCTCAGGACAAGACCCGCGAGAGCGAACGCTCCAGACTTATTAGCCCCGCAACCCAACAAGCCGTAGAGTCCTCCGTGGCTGAGATTGAAGAAGCTACCTTTGGCCGTGGCCGCTGGTTTGACATCAAAGACGACTTGCAGGACGAAGAAAGTGGAGATGTCAGCTACCTGAAGAAGAAGCTGTACGAAGACTTTCAGAAGCAGAAGATCAGAAAGGCTACGGCAGAGTGCTTGCTCACCAGCGCCGTGTATGGCTCAGGGATTGCAGAGGTGTGCATTGAGACCGTCAAGGAGATGGCACCAGCCACTCAGCCTATTATGGACGGGCAGTTGCAGGCAGTAGGTGTCAACATCACTGATCGCACTGTGGTTCGCTTGCGTCCTATCCTGCCCCAGAACTTTGCTATTGATCCAGCCGCAGTGGATATTGCAGACGCGCTGGGGTGCGCTATTGATGAAGACGTCCCCACCCACGAGATTGAAGAAAAGCAGGAACAAGGCGTTTACAAGAAGGTAAGGCTAGACACCTCCGTATGGGAAGACGACCGCGAGCCTGATATTACCATCCAGCGTCCGGCAGAAGGGCGTACACGCCGTACTACCTACTTTGGCAAGGTTCCCCGTGAGCTGTTGGAAGCGGCTCGTCAGGAAGAAGGGGTAGAGGTTGTAACCCTCACCGAAGACAGTGAAGAAAAGTCCAAGTATGTTGAGGCTATCGTAGTGATTGCTAACGGTGGTGCCCTCCTGAAGGCCGAGGAGAACCCCTACATGATGCAAGACCGTCCTGTCATAGCTTTCCCTTGGGATATTGTCCCTGGGCGATTCTGGGGCCGTGGAATCTGCGAGAAGGCCTATAACAGCCAGAAGGCACTGGATGCCGAGCTGCGTGCTCGTCAGGACGCCTTGGCGCTCACTGTACACCCGATGATAGGGGTAGATTCTACTCGTATGCCGCGTGGTATGAGTATGGACGTACGCCCCGGCAAGACCATCCTTACTGTTGGCCCTCCGGGCGACGTTATCCAGCCTATTCGACTGGGCGCTGTGGATCAAGTTACCTTTGTGCAGGCTGAGGCACTCCAGCGTATGCTCCAGATGGCTACAGGCGCAATAGACAGCGCTGGGATAGCAGGAAGCATCAACGGTGACGCTACCGCTGCTGGTATCTCCATGAGCCTAGGCGCTATCATTAAACGCCACAAACGTACCTTGATTAACTTCCAGGAATCGTTTATAATCCCGTTCGTAGAAAAGGCGGCATGGCGCTATATGCAGTTTGACCCTGAACACTACCCGGTCAATGACTATAAGTTTGTAGCTACCTCCTCACTTGGCATCATTGCCAGAGAGTACGAAGTTACCCAGCTCACTCAATTGCTTCAGACGATGGGCCAAGACAGCCCTCTGTATGCTCCCCTTGTTATGGCTATTGTAGACAACATGAGCCTGGGCAACAGCGAGGAACTCAAGAAGACCCTCACAGCAGCCTCTCAGCCTTCGCCTGAAGCACAACAGGCAGCACAGGCACAGCAGGAGAGCCAGTTGCGCTTCCAAGCCTCTCAGTCGGCTGCTCTGGAAGCTCAGGCAAATGAGTCTGCCGCAAGGGCAGCTAAGTACGTTGAAGAAACCCGTATGCTGCCTTTTGAGTTGCGTATAAAAGCAACTGAGGCAGCGACTAAGAACATGAAGTCGTCTGGTAACGAAGGCGATGAGTTTGAGAAGCGCATAAAGCTGGTACAAACGCTGCTGGATGAGCGCAAGGTAGCCCTCATGGAGAAGAAAGATGAAAGGGAATCCAAAGCTCAGGAAGGCTCTGGAGACAAAGCCATGAAGTACCTTGAGTCTGCTGCTGAAATGGAGATGGACTTGATGCGGAGGCTAAACAATGGACAGTAAGCTCCTTGTCCTTGCCTTAGATGAGAAGTTCACCAAACAAATAAAATCAGTCAAACAAGAAGTAGAGACACTTCAGCACATAAAGCTACAGGTTCCTGAGAAGGGAGATAAAGGAGATAAGGGCGACACCGGCCCTAGAGGCGAGAGAGGGCCAAAAGGAGAGGACGGCCTCAAAGGGCGCACTGGCGACCCCGGTCTTCAAGGCCCAGAAGGCCCGCAAGGACTTGACGGCGTAAGTGTAGTAGATGTCAGGGTAGACCTTGATAATCACCTTGTAGTCTCCTTTTCAAACGGTAATGAAGTAGACGCTGGTGAGATTCTTGTACCTGATGGCCCAGGAGGAGGCACAACCAATGTAGTAATCCAGCGCACTGATGGCACCGAGGGCGGAGGAGGAGGTACTGAAGGTATCTCTGAAGAACTTGTAATTGCTTATGCTGTTGCACTAGGGTAAATATGAAGACACTTATTAAGAACTACACGTTTGACCCGGTAGCCAAGACTATCCAGTTCAGTGATAAAAGTATCACTCTGGATACTCTGCTTGTTATTACCAACGTAACCGACAACATTATAATCTACAACTTTGCTGCCTCTACCAAGGGCGGCACCATGTCTGGCAGTACTCTGACGCTAACATACGATACGTCAACGATGTCAGCTACAGACACGCTTCAAATCTTTGCAGTCAGAACATCTTACAACGCATTTTGCAGATGCTCATGGCTCCGCTTGGTTATGACAAGTCATTGCAGCGTCAGCGTGGCACGGTTCTGATTGAGTCTGGCACGGTCACTACCGTCACCACGGTGGGCACTGTTACTACCCTGAGTAACATTGACGGCTACAACGCTCGTATGCAGATACTGGATCAAAACCGCACATCGTGGGCGCAGTGCGTCCGTTCGCGTATTTCTTGAGGAAAAAACATGGCTAACACTTTCAAAAAAGTTATTGATAACCTCGTATGGCGTCAGGTTCCGCCGCTGCCGAACGCGCACGCTGCTGCGGCTGCCGTGTGCAGTGATTTGCGTAACGACATTTCACGCAATCCTTTTGTGTACCAGCTTGTTTCTGCGGCAATCCTTAACCGCTACAACATCATCACCAAGGGTTCAGCTTTTGCAGTTAACCCGGCATTGGGCGGCACGTTTGGCGCGGGTGCAGCGTGCGCTTTCCTGCCGTCTTTCGGCCTTGTGGGCACGATTGCAGCGGGTGCTACGACCACTTCTGTAGTGCTGACCACCGCACTGCCTACTGCTGTGGGTGTGAACATGCTTGCTAACCGAGGCGGCTCGGGTGAGTATGGCTACAAGCTGCGCATTATTGACAACGCGGCAGGCGGGTCAGGCAAGACTGTTGAACGGTATATCACGGGCAATACCGGGGGCACTACGCCAACGATAACGGTCTTGTCAGCTTTCGGCTTTACGCCCACTACTGGCTCACGCTATGAGATTGTCGCGGGTCGTGTGGCAATGCTGTCAGCAGGTACGCTTGCGGCAACTTCGTGGAGGTCTTTCGAGGTCGCCACGAACACGTTGGCGTCGATGACGCAGACCAACTTGCCAGCCACGATTGGCACAGACTCAAGCCTGATGGTTCTTGATGAGCAATACGTGCCGTTCAACAACTCTCCCGGTGATGGGATGATCAAAGGGGCTTTCAACTACGATACGGGCGTCGTGTCCCGCTACGCTCTGACTGCCACTGCGACTGCCGCTGGCACGTTGACAGGGCAAGCCACGCTTGGCGATGCGGTTGTACTTGCGAATGAGTACAGGAACTTCCAGATCAGAATCGTTCAAGACCTCACTAACGTCACGGCTGTCGGGCAACGCAGAATCATTGCGTCACACACTGCTGGCGCGAGTCCGGTCTACACGCTCGGCACGAACTGGACGGTAACGCCGTCTGCAACGGCGAAGTTTGTCATTGAACTGCCGAACCTGTGCCTGCTGCGCTCCTCTGCCACCACTACGGTCTACACATACAACTATACTGACGCGACGATCAACAACGGCACCAACAACATCGTTGCCAACGCGTGGAGCACCACGTACTTTGGTGCGGCTACTGTGGCAAATGCTGCTGGTGGCATGTGGGCACCTAGCTGGGGTATTGAGCCAGACCAAAACCGTTATGGGCGCCAGAGCTTCTGTTACTTCTTCAGGGGCGGTGCGGCAACGCTGGACGTACTGGACATTGCAGGCGGTACTACTGGCGCGTGGACGGCAGCTATTACTTATGATGGCTCGCCCGGCGCTCTGCCGACTACCGGCTCAAGCGGGTGCTACTCGCCTTTCGACAACGAGGGCCGGATGTTCTATCTCAACCTATACACGGCTTCGGCGATCAGTCAGATTTTCAGGTTTGACGTTGAGAACCGTGTGCTTTCTGTGTTCACTCCAACAGATTTCCTGCAATCTGGTACTGCTGCGTTGGGCAATCGCATGGCTGCATACTGCGCACTTGACGGAACGGATACATACGACACGATTTTTCTTCAGTCCCACCTGTCAACTGTCACGCAGGAGATAATAGCACTCGTATGACAATCCCTGAAATCCTTAAAATTGTCAGTTATCGTTTAAGTAACCTCAACTCTCAAAAGGCTACAGCAGTCTCCCTTGGAAACTTGGAAGCTGTAGAGAGTCTTACAAAGGAGATTGAAGAGACTCAGAACACCATAAATACACTACAACAATTTGTGTGATGCCCAGGAAACTAACAATGCCCAGCAAAGACCCAAGACTGGAAAGAGCCGGAGTAGAGGCTTTTAACAAGCCAAAGAGAACTCCAGGGCACCCTACTAAAAGCCATGTTGTGGTAGCAAAGCAGGGCGACCAAGTAAAGACTATCAGGTTCGGGCAGCAGGGCGTTAGCGGTAGCCCCAAGCGCGAAGGAGAGTCGGAAGCGGATCGAAAGCGCAGAGCATCGTTCAAGGCCCGTCATGCTTCCAAT